CAGGTCCTGTTGGACCTGTAGGACCTGTAGAACCATCGTTACCATCAGAACCAGCAGGTCCTGTTGGACCAGTAGGCCCTGTTAAACCTGTTGGTCCAGTTGGACCTGTTGGACCAATACCACCATCACTACCATCTGATCCAGCAGGTCCAGTAGGCCCAATAGGTCCTGTTGGGCCTGTAGGTCCTGTTGGACCCAATAAAGCCAAATCGCTTATTGTTGATTTTTCCCAAGCGGCAGAATCTACATCATAAAAAACAACTAAGTCTGTACTGACTGCATCAGTGCTTGTAGGAAAATTTGTTAAAGAAGTTTTTACTCTATCTTCTGTGAAATATTTATTAGAAGCACCCTCAGATAAATCGTTTGTATCTTTTGTTGCAAACCTAGTATCAACCCTAGCATCTGTATAATATAAATTACTCCCCTCTGATAAGTTGCTCGTACTGAAAGGTGATAATGAAATTGTAGGTGTCAAAGTAGCATTGGCATCATCATAGTTGAAAGATATGCCTGTGCCATCTTGTAAAAGATTAGCTACTCTGTCATCAACCAATTCATTATTAAAAACATTTGCATCAACGTAAGCTTTTATTGATTGTTGTGTAGCTAATGATGTATTTGAATTACTTGCAAAACTATCTTCATCAAGAATTTGTGTCACATTGACACCAGAACTAAAACTTAATTGTGTAATACCATCTATAGTGCCACCGTTAACATCTACAGTATTATTGGTAGTGATAGATATTGGAAGAGTAATCCAATCATCATTTGCACTGTTTCTTATTTTTAAAACATTTGTTGATTCATCTATCCACCATTCATATTGAAAAGTTGTAGATGGTGCGGAAGCACCGGCATTATTAGTAGCAATCGCGACTAGTGCATTATTGGCATCTGCTCTAAATACAGAACCAACTGCATTTGCTAAATTATAATCATGCTGGGCCATAATAAATTCCTATTATATCATTTAGGTTCTTCTGGAAAAATTACTTCTTCAAAAGATTTTGCTTCTGCATAGTCTTTCGGCAGATCTCTTAATTTAGTACGATATTCTTTCCATGCTTTTTTTAGTTGCTCTGGTAATGGACTATCTGTGTTTTGTGTCCAATCGCAATTTTTTAAAAGTGCATTTCTAACCATCCTGATTTCATTTAGATCAAAAGTTATTTCTGTAGATTTTAATACTGGTAATTCATTAACTACTTTATGTGTCTGATTTGTGTACCAACCCTCTAAATAACCTTCGTCTTTTTCTAAATAATTTTTTATTTCATCAATAGTAAAGTCTGTTTGTTGTGAATAAGAAGTTCTAATTTCACCTGTTTTTTTATTGTAAACCGTAAATTGTTTCATACGAATAAACCAGTTATTGAAATTGTTGGTGTAGTTATACATCTTGCAGAAGCTTGATCTGCAACTGTACCACCTACTAAAAATACATCATTTGCACCACTATAAGTTCTAACAAAATAATATTTACCAGCAGTCAAATTTAAAGTAAAACTGAAAATAGAACTTATTAAAGGGTTACTTGCAATTCTACGATTTTGAAACACTTGTTTTACAACATTAGAATTTGTAGTATTTGTAGAAGTATCATAAGCACCTGTAGCTTCTGTTACTGTAACAACATCTAACCAACATTGTATGTTTATACCTCCTAATTGTCCGTCATGGGGTATAGTTATCGTAAACAAAAAAAGACCACCATTGACAGGATTGAAACCTAGACTTGCAGTAGATGTTAAAAGAGTACCGTTACTATTGTTTCTTTGAAAAGGTGTAGAACCAAAAAAAGCTTGAAAAAAGGTACTTGATTGTAATATATAAACAGAATTAGGATGACTTGTGCCAGTCAGTGTTACTATACTTCCACCTGCCGCTGACGTACTACCAACTGTACCTGCCGCACCTTTTTCAAATATAGTTAAAGATCCATTGGTTATTCTGCCAACATTTAGATTGCCTGTAGTAATTTTGTTTGCAGAAAGATCATTTATTTTAGCATTTGTAATCGCCCCGTTATCAATTTTTGCAGTTTGGATACTAGCGTCAATTATTTGTGCGGCTCCCACGGCCGCGTTCGCAATTTTGGCTTGTGTAATTTGAGCCGATCCAATTTTAGCTTCGACCACACTTAGGTCTGCCATCTTAACAGTTGAGACACTTCCGTCAGCTAGCTTGTCGGAAGTTATACCATCAGAAGGACCAGTTGAGTCTTGTATGTCATCTGTAACAATAGGTGCTTGTCCTACAGTAAAAGTCAAAGTAGAAGCGGATGATTCTGTTCCTAATTGATTTAAGGATGTTACCGAAGCCACATAATTTGTGCCAACTTTAATAAAAAACAAATCCACATATTCTGTATCAACTATTCTATTTAAAACATTACGATTAGAACTGTCTTTTATATTTACTCTATATTGATAATTAGGATAATCTGTTGGAGTGTTCCAGCTTAAAAAAGGCCTACCATTGTAACTAGCATTAGTATCGGTATATCCTAAACCTGTTGGCGGTGATACTGCAAAGGCACTAGGATCATCCATAATATCTGATACTGGTTCTTGTGCTGGTACTTGCCAAGTGTATATATTGAAATATTCAATCATACTAACTATTACCAAACCATTTCTTTGTAATTGTAATGCTTCTATTCTAAAAATTTTTCCTGAAAATCCTAATGGGGAGTAAGTAAGATTAACTATGTCACCCACATTTAATTTATACATTTCAGGAGTACCTAAAAAAGATACTTGAATTTGGTTTCTACTTCTAGTCAAAATAGTTTTTGCCATGTTATCAGCTACATATCTATCAGTGATAAACGGAAACTCAGCTTTGACTTCTAATATTTCACCGTCATCAGAAAAATAATTTGGTGATGCACTATGTAAACTTATTGCAGTATCTAATTCAAAATTCTTTTGACCATTATAAAATTCAACAATGACCCGATTAGACTTTTGATCCTTACTGCCATAATCAACATTAATACCTCCATCTTCAATTATATGTGATGCATTTATACTAAAAGTTGAACTGCCAGTATCTTCAATTATTAATTCGTACTTGCCTTCTACATAATTAAATATACCTCTCATGTTACTTAAAAGATCCTTAGAGTTTTCCATAACATTTCTTTCAGTATCTATAACACCGTTGCATTGAAATCTTTTTGCGGTACTTAAAGCATTGTTGACAGAACCTGTCACTGTATAGTTTGCAGTCAATGGATGTGCGGCATCCCAATAGACTAGATACGATGACGCAAGGCCAAAAGCTTTAAATTCAAAAACAGAGGTTATAGTTCTATTGTTTACAATAGTTGTGCCATTGTCATCTTTTAGTAATAACAATTCACCTACTTTAAATTTTCGCCAATCTGCAAAATTTGCAATATTGACAAAATTATTACCACTTACACCTGACCATGCAATAGATTGTTCACTGCCATTGAAGTCAGCATTGTTTTCTGTACCTTCTACAATATTTGCGGCAGTAGAAAAAGTTGCCATATTTATGTCGTTGTTTGACAAACCTTTTCCGTATTCATCATTAGTTATGTAGTCTAAAAAACAAAGTGCAGGATTATCTGACCATTTATAAGTTGATAATGTGCCAAATGTTTGTGTATTGTCTCTTGGATCAAAAACTTTTTTTCCTTGAACCACAACTGTTAATTGCGGAATACCAGACCACATACCACGGGTATCGTAGTGATATTTAGCCGCTATGTATGCAATGCCATTTAATTTATGTGCGGAGGTCCATTCTGAACCTATGGAAGCAGTAAACATTGGATCCGCAGTTTGTGAAGATGAACCATGATGTAAATTAAAAACCATGCGATAAGAATCTGTAGGATCTGTTCCAAAAGTACCAGCACTGACTGTTGTAATGTCAGCAGTATTATCACCAGTATTTAAACTACCAGCACCACTATTAATTTTATCTGAGCCAATATAACCACCATCTTTAAATCTTGATGCATCAGATATCAAGTTACCATCTAATTGTATTGAACTACCGTCAATATTTTCTACCTCACCTACCGATAAAGCATAAATTACAAATAAATCTTTTGAACTATTACTAGCAGTGTTCATATAAACTATTTGACATCCAACCCTTCTTGAACCATAAATCACTGGTATTTTGCCACCAGCAGAAGTTTTATTTGCAAGTATATCTTGACCTCTGGACTGCATATCTTTCATAGTTCGATATGCTTTGACTCCAACTATAAAAGTTGCGGCAGTCACTGTAGCGGTGATTATTGTGCCAAGTGTAATTCCTTTAATTACCTCAGTTTTAAGTATGTCTGAAAAAAAAGTAAATACCGCAGTAAATATATTCATTACTTACCCCATCTCACATCTTGCTTAACCTGAGAAGCAAATTCTAATCCTTTGTCACCACTGCTAAACTCTTGCTGAGAAGCATCACTAAAATGTCTGCCTTTAGTAAGATTCCAATTGGACCAGTGACTAGCCACCTGTATTGTGAGTTCAGACTTATTGTTTGTTTCTGTTATAGCAACTGAACTTATGTTACCTGTAAAATAACTAACCGCACCTACTAAAGTTTCATCTGTATTGAAATAAGCGAGATGCACATTCACTTCTTTATCAGTAAATGCACCAGATTGAACTAAAGATCTAACATCATCTGTGACATTAGAAAAACCTATTTTGATATCATTTACTTCAAGCTTTCCTGATTCTGTTATGTCATCCACTGTTAAATAAGCACCACCAGCTTCATAGCTTTGCGATTCATAAATTAGATTTCTATAAAAATCTGTCAACCTTATAACTGTTGATAAATTTAATTCTACTAAAAATGCAATTTTTGTAGCATCTGCTGAAACTTGAGTTTGTAATGGAGAAGATAAAGTTCTAGGCATTAGGTAATTACCTCTCTAACATCAAATGTAATAGAAAATAAACCACTTGGATCTGTTGAATACATGATTTCATTACTTTCTAAATAAACTGTAAAACTAGGT